CGAATGTTGACAACGCAACAAAGCACAAAGAAAGTAGTGTAAAGATTTTCTTCATAATTGTAATAAATAATTGGTTTTTGTTTTATTTTTTAAATAGATGTTAGTTTCTACCTCGATTAGGGTTTACTATTTTCTACCGTTAAGTTGATATTTTAGGTTTTATCTTTTGGGCTTTAATAAAGGAGTCGTCTACCTTCTTTAAGTCGATGGCAAATATAAACATAATCTTTTAAATATTCATTGTTATAAATACAATGTTTAATATTTTTAACTATTGCTATCCGATAATCGTTAAATCGTTGATGCCCTCATGCTCAATCTTCTTTAGTTAAACAATACCTTATTACCCTAAGAAATTAAGTCGTACGACCAAGTAGAATGACCTTACTTATAGTCGTTTAACTCCTTCCAAACAACAAGTTGACACCTTATCAGTAACCATTTGCAGAGCATTCAGCGCCCCGCACCATGTGTGCGAAGCATCCGCACACGATGTGCTAAGCACCGACACCACAGCATTAAGTCCATACTTCACCTTTCAGAACTAATATTTTATACTTATGATTACCCATGTTGGAAACGTTGAAGAAGACAGGAGACATTTTACAAAGCTATATATTAAGGTATATACCGAATGGAAACACCCTCCATTTTTGCATCTTTTAATAGCATAATCAGTCATTAAGAATTAAGGGAAACAGAGGGAAACGCAGAGAATGTAACTATTTGAAATAGTATTATTTATCTTTTTCTTGCTATTTTGAGGGTAAGCGAAAACGAGCATCAAACGGCAGGAGTTCCGTTACCAAATCGTAACCCATCAAGGGAAAAGCAAAAAGGGGTTACGAATTGAAGCTAAACAACTGTTTCATAGGTTTTTATTCCTCATCTTTCATTTTTTTGCATCGCTCAGGAATACTTGTTCATCTGTACCTTTGCAAGCAAAGGAAACTTAGAAAAAACGACAGAAAAATGAAAGAAAACAAACTCAAAGTATCGTTCTTCGTTCAGGCGAAACGAACCGACAAGAAAGGACTTGTGCCTGTCATTGGGCGAATCTCCGTTGGCAGAACCCATTCGGGCTTCTCCACCAAGTGCAAGACTCCGCTCGCTCTTTGGGACAGCCGTAAGCAACGGCTCATCGGAAAGAGTGCAATGGCGGTGTCTGTCAATCAGAAACTCGGCGAATGCACCGCACTCATCCATGCACGCTTTCACGAATTCAGTGAAAGAGAAGAATCTTTTACCGCCACCGATGTGAGGGATGCCTATCAGGGGCAAATCCACCGCCAAGCCTTGCTCTTGGAAAGTTTCAGCGATTATCTCACACAGACAAAGGAGCGTATCGGCATCGACCGAGCCTTAAAGACGTTCAAACTCCGTACCTACCAGCTCTCCCTGCTCCGTGAGTATGTGCGGAAGAAGCACAAGGTAAGTGACATTCCACTCTCACAGCTGGACAAAGCATTTATCGAGGGTTTCGAGTATTATCTCACCATCGACCGCAGACTGAAACGCAGCAGCATATCCAGTACCTTATCCACCTTGCAGACCATCGTCCGTATGGCGGTGAAGAAAGGTGTGCTGGATTTTTATCCATTCTTGGGCTACAGTTACGAGCGACCAAAGGGCGAACCGAGAAGCATTACGAAGGAAGAACTTGAGCGCATCATCGAGTTGGAGATTGAATGGGAGAACTACCGCATTGTGCGTGATTTGTTCGTCTTTTCTTGCTTTTCAGGGCTGGCTATCTCGGATGTCCGCAATCTTCGGGAGGAGAATATCGTCACTGAAGAAGGCAAACTCTGCATCAAGGGCAGACGAATGAAGACCAAGACTCCGTATCGTGTACAAGTACTTCCCCCTGCTTGGGCGATAATGGAGCGGTACAGGGGAAAGCGTGCAGGTTTTGTCTTTGACGTGCCGACCACCGACATTATCCTCAATGGTATGCACTACATACAACGAAACATCGGCATGGAAACTCCGCTGACCTTCCACATGGCTCGCCATACCTTTGCGTCGCTCATCACACTCTCCGCAGGTGTACCTATCGAAACGGTAAGTCGTATGCTCGGACACACCAACCTGAGAACAACACAGGTATATGCAGCGGTTTCCTCCGAAAGAATCCATCGGGATATGCAAGCGATACAGCAACGAATACAAGATACATTCACTTTAAAACTTTGACATTATGACACGTAGTACATTCAAGACACTCTTTTATATCAATCGCTCCAAAGAGAAGAAGAACGGCAGCTGCCCGATTATGGGGCGTATCACCATAGATGGAGAACAAGTACAATACAGCACGGGCAAGGAGATTGCTCCTGAACTTTGGGACAGCCATAAGGGACGGTGCAAGGGAACAGGTGAAGAAACAAAGGAAATCAACCGCTATTTACAAAGCAAAGAGGAACAAGCCAAAGGCAAATACCAAGAATTAGTCTGGCAACGTGGCTATATCACTGCCGAGTTGTTGAAACGTGAACTCATGGAAGAGGACAATCCCAAAGGCTTTCTTTTGGAGGAAGCCCGACTATTTATTGAGGAAAAGCGTCCATGTGTGGGAATAACGGTTGCCAAGCCGACCTTTGCCAACTACATCTATGCCACACAACTCATAGAGGCTTATCTGCGTGAACGCTTGGGGCTGGAGGATATTCGCTACCCACAGTTGGACTACGGCTTTATCGAGAGGCTGGACTTCTACCTTAAATCAGAGCGCAACCTCTCCCTTGCCACCATTCAGATTGTGGTCATCTTTCTAAGAAAGCTCATCGGCATCGGTCAGCAGAAGAAATACATCCGCATCGATCCGTTTGCGGACTACAAGGCAGAACTGCCACATCGCACACGCAGGTATCTCACTACGGAGGAATTGCAGAGGGTCCTGCAAACACCCATAATTGACAAGCAGTTCGAACGGGCAAGGCAACTCTTCCTTTTCTGTGCCTTCACTGGTTTGGCTCGTGTGGACATGCAACGGCTCAAACCGAAGCATATCATCTATAATGCTGACGGCACGGCGGAAATCCGCATCAAAAGGCAGAAAACCAATGTGGAAGCCATCATTCCACTTCTGCCCATTGCCAAGCAAATCCTTTCGCTCTATATCAAGGACAAGAAAGCGGACGACTTGATATTCCCTAATCTCACAATAAGAAAAGCATCCTTTGCGTGTGTGAACATCGGGCAGATATGCCAGATAGAGAAGGGCTTGACCTTTCACATGGCTCGGCACACATTCTCAACCACGATTTGCCTTTCCAATGGTATTTCGATGGAAACGCTCAGCAAGATGCTCGGGCACAGCAATATCGGTACGACACAAATCTACGGAAAGATAACCGACCACAAGATACAAGAGGATATGACTGCACTCACAGACAGGGATCATACTGCTTTTGAAGGATATTGTGAGTCGATAGCACGGCAGAACGTTCCATTGCAACAAGCATAAAAAGGAAGTAATTACCAAACATTTATTATTCACGATTGAAAACCAAACGATTATGAAAGAGAACAACAAACAGGAACTTTCTTACTTTCGATTGAAATTAAGAAGTTATATGAGTGAGCATCACCCCGAGAGATTGCAAGATACGGAGTTTATTACTGCACGGGCAGATATGGCTCTCACAGCTTACTGCGATGCCGTGGCGCAAGGTTTCACGCACCCCGAAGCGGAGAGCATGGCAAGCGAGGTTTTGTATCAGGGCTTGCACTTTTCCAAGTATGATACGCTTGTATCTGTGTTGGAAAACGAGTTTGAAAGGGAACTTCCTGCACCGCTCCCAGAGAGACTCGCAACCATATTGTTGTCGAATAAGGCTGTTCAAGCCACATTCGACAAGTTCGGTTTGACGGACACATTTGCCGTAAGCGGACAATACGACCGTCTTTACACCGAACTCACAGGCACGGTAGTGCTGCTTACCAAGAGCAATCATTTGCCAATAATCGGTCAGACGGAGGGGTAAGCCCGAAAGCGTTGTAAGCAAAGGCACACGCAAAGTCCCTGATGCCGTTTCTTATCGTGCAAAGGTACAACGGCAGCCAATCTGCCCCGACAAGGTCAAGTCCTGCGGATGGAGAGAAGAATCTCCACCG